CGGCTGACGCCATTGACCGACCAGCTGGCGGGCGTGGTCGACTTGGCCGACACCTCGACGCCCGGCCGCACCTTGCAGGCGCCCGCGCGCAGATCGTCGCCGAACCACGCCACGACGAGACTGACGCTCTCGACCGCCGGGGCCATGGCCTGAAGCCGGTCCAGTGACTCCACCATGTCCGTTGCATCCGGCAGCGCGTTCAGGTTCTCGGGCACCGTCGTGCCGCCATCGGTCTTGCGGATGGCCTGCGTCGCGTAGGTGAACTCGCCCGAGGCCGGGATCATGGTGACGGCGCGGGTCAGCCCCTCGGCGGTGTCGGGATCGGCGAGCGGCCGGAACACCTCGAAGGACAGCTGCGGCAGACGGTTGCCATAGGTCGAGAGCGCCAGTTCCTCGAAGACCACATAGGCCGTGCCGCGATAGGCTGGCGTGCTGGCCGCCCCCATTTTCGCGGCGATGAACGGATCGGCGATCTGCGCCTCGTCGCCGGGATACCAGCGCCAGGTGACGCCGGAGAGGTCCATCGGCTTGCCGTCGGCCCAGATGCGGCCGATGCCGGTGATCGGGCCCTCGCACAAGGCGACGGCGAAGCTGGCGTAGTACAGATACTCGGTCGTCTTGACCTTGCCGCCTCCGCCGCCCTTGCCGCCACCCTGCGTGGTGGTCTTGGTCTCCTCGCGGAAGTCGGTCGCCCAGATCACGTTCCCGCCCATCCGCATCCGCCCGTAGACGCGCGGGACGACGGCGCCCTCGGTCGAGGACGTGATCCGAAGGCTGTCGAGCCGCGGGCCCTCGATGCGCTGCGTCGGCGCGAGCGAGGACACGATCCAGCTGTCAACGACCGACCCAATGGTCGAGCCGACGAAGCCGCCGATGGTCGCGGCGCTGACGCCAAGGATCGCGCCACCGATCGAACCGCCGATGGCGGCGCCGGCCGCGCCAAGGACAAGCGTTGCCATGGTGTGGTCTCAGCGTTGCGGGAACAGGAAGGCGAAGGCGATGCGCCGCCGCCAGGCATTGGTGAGCGGTTCCTCGATCACGCCGAGCCGCTCGTAGGCGTGGAGGAAGGCGTCGGGCGTGGTGACGATCCCCACATGTTTGGCGATGGCGCGGGGCATCATCCTGAACAGCACCAGCGCGCCGGGACCGGCCTCGGCGGGCGACACCTCGATCATCATGGTGCGCGCGCCCTCGGCCAGAACTTCGCGCGGGCCAGTTTCGCCCCAGTCCCGGCTGTAGGGCGGGATCGGGAACGGCTCGGGACCGACGACCTCGCGCCAGACGCCGCGCGCGAGGCCAAGGCAGTCGCAGCCGACACCCCGAAGGCTCGCCTGGTTGTAATACGGCGTTCCGAGCCAGGCGCGCGCCGCCGCGATCACCCGCTCCGGATCAGCCGGGTTCACAGCACGCCCCCATCATGCCCTCCGTCTTTCGTCGCGTAGCGCAGGATCGTGTCCTGGCCGGGGATGTGCGGGAAGCCGCGGAAGTTGGCGGTGTTGGCGAACTTGGCGCCGCAGGTCTCGATCCGCTTGTCGCAGCCCGCGCGGATGGTGAAGGAATCGCCTTCCGCAACGGTCCGCACCTGCGCCTCTAGCAGGGTCAGCACGGCAATGTCGTCCGTCACGTCATGGCCCAGCACTTCGGTGCGCCGCCCGGCGTTCGCGCCGCTCGTCCATTCGACGGTGCCGAAGGTGAACCAGCCGGCCTCAAACCCGCCGAGGCCCGAGGCGGTGAAGGTTCGGTCGCGTAGAAGGTCGATCACGGCACCCGTGCCCTTGAAGGCTGGGTCCTCCAGATCGACGCCGCAGCGCGCATCGCCGAGCACGGCGTCGCAGGTCGCCTGGAAGGTCCGCCCGACCGTCTGGCCCAGCACATGGGCGAGCGAGCGGACCTCGGCCACAAAGGCCAGCCGCCCGCGCCGGATCTGGCCGATGGCGCCCCGGCGCATCAACACGCGCTGTCCGGTATCCGCCCAGTTCACCCGCCAGACCTCGACCTCGGCGTTGTCCCAGCGACCGTCGAGGATGTCGGTCTCGGTGATGCGGTCCGAGGTCAGCACGCCCTCGGCCTCCTGCGCATCGACCGACAGGTCCGATCCCGAGCGGACCTCGGAGGCGGTCAGTCCGCTCTCGGGCTCGAAGTCGGTCCCGTCGAAGCTGAGCGTCCGGTCGTGATCGGTGAAGCCGAAGGTGACGCCATCGGCGTGGCTGATCCGCCAGCACCAAGCGAGCGTCGTCGTGCCCTCGTCGAGATGGGCCTGCAGCGCGGGTGAGAGGGACTTCATCGGCAGGTTCCCGTCATGCGGTCGTCGAGATCGGCGATCCAGTCCGCCCATGCGGACGGCACCTCCGCCACGGTCTCGGCGGGTGGTCGGGCGAGCCGCGCCTCGGCATAGGAGGCGCAGCCGGCGTCACCAATGCCCGTCGTTGCGGCGCAGCCGCTCAGCGGGATCGCCAGCGCTGCGGCCATCACGAATCGCATCCCGCCCGCGCTCGACACGGTTGTTCTTGTCTTCGATCGCATCGCGTTCCGCCTCCCGTTTGCCTGCACGTTCCCCTTCCACGCGGCCCCAGACCCGGCCGAGCACGACGCCCCCGACCGCGCCCAGAGCCGCCACCAGCCAGATCAGGAGATCAGCCATCGTCCCGCTCCCCGCGCGCGGCGGCCACGCAGAGGGCGACAACGAAGACGCCAAGGCAGCCGCCCACGCCCAGACCTGCGAGGAACTCAAGCATCGCCGCGGAACCCCCGTTCGATCCGATCGCGCAGGCCGATCAGGCCCAGCCCGAGGAACATCAGCCCGGCCGGCGAGGCATCGCCAGAGCCGGCAAGCAGCGCGACGAGACGGGACAGCTCGCCGAGCGGCCCGGTGGCGGGCAGCGCGAGGGAGGCGATGCCGGTGAGCATCGCGAGCAGTCCCGCCCACCAGGTGAGCGAGTTGGGTCGGACGTAGCGCATGGGCTAGGCCCTCCGGATCAAGGTGGAGAAGAAGGCAGCCAGCCGGGCGAGCCAGCCGGGCGGCGCGTCGGGAGCAGGATCGAGGACCGGCGGCCTCGGCAGCGGCGACGGCCGCAGCAGCGCCAGAGCCTCGTCTTCGGTCAGGCGACGGACCGGTCGCGAGAAGTCCACCCGGCCCGTGCGATCCACGGACCAGACCGGGATCGTGCCGCCGGGATAGCGGCCATGGCGGAACAGGTCGCGCTCCCCCTCCCGGCGGGGGATGACGGAGGCCGGTCGCCGCCAGTTCAGAAACGCGTCGGCGGCTGCAACGCGATTGCCGGCATTGAGGTGGCGGGTCAGCGCAGCCTTGGCGATGCCGCCGGTGTTGTAGTGGAAGCTGACCAGCGCATCGAACTCGTGCGGCGCCAGCGGCACCTTCACCGCGCGTAGGACGGTGGCCTCGTAGCGCGCGAGGTCGGCCCGGAACACCCGGAACGCCTCGCGGATCCCGGCGTCGAGATCGGCGGGCATGCCGCGCGGCATCGTGGCCGGATCGGGCGGCCCGGCCGCGGCCGTGTGGCCGATGCCGAAGGTCCAGACCTGTTTCACATCGAGATAGGGCCCGGGCACGAGTCCTTCGTGCCGGACGAGGGCCAGCAGGCCCCGGTCAGTCATGTGCATGGGATTACCGGAGAAGCGAGAGGACCAGGATTAGCGCCGCGACTGCGAGACCGATGCGCAGGCGATGGGCGAAGGCCTGCCGGGGGTCGGCAGGGTCGCAGCGGAGAGAGCGCGCGAGGCGGAGAAGGTCATTCATCGCCGCCGCCTTCGTTGGCGCGGCGCAGGCGGGCGAGTAGCATTTCAATGAAGGCCGGCCCGAAGACGCCCACGAGATAGGCGGCGGACCCCGCCGCCCCGCCTGCGGGGATCGCCTCGGGCGGAAGGCTGAGCCAGGCGGTGATCACGGCCATGGAGAGGCTGCCCATCCCGGCCGCGATCAATCCGCCGAGCAGGATGTGCCGCAGCGCGTCGCGCAGCCGCATCTTCGTGGTCAGCGCATTCGTCGCGCCCCCGAGTGCGCCCCAGGCGGCGAGGATCACGGCGGTCGAGGCCGCAAGTTCGCGCAGCACGGCCGCAACGAAGCTGCCGGTGTCGTTCATCGCCGGATCTCCAGAAGCGGGATGGAGGTGATCGAGCCGAGCCGCTCGAGGTCGAGCGTCACGTCGAGCACGTCGGTGTCGAAACGGACGGGCACGTCGAATTCGAAGCCCGCGGTGATCGCGACGCCAGCGCCCGGCGCGACGCTGAAGGTGACGACGCCAGTGGTGGTGTCGACGGACCAGCCGGAGGGCTGCTCGACCCCGGCGAGCGCGATGCGCACGCTGCCCGCCACAGGCTTGGCGATGGTGCGCCACCAGGATTGCGCACCGGAGGCGTAGCGCTTCACCAGCTGGAAGGCGGTCGTCGCGCCGTCGCCGGTGCCGATCGCCTGGTCGGTGGGCGACGGCGTGCCCGAGGGAAGGCAGGACTTGTGGTCGCCCCAGTCCTTGAAGCGGAAGCCATGCAGCCGCCCGTTTCGTGCCTCGAAGAAGGCGACGACCGCCGCCAGATCGTCGGCGCGGCGGATCCCGTAGGCGACGTCGTAGCGACGGCGGCTGTTCGCCCAGCTGGCGTTGCGCTCCTCGTCGCCCGAGGCGAGCTCGACAATCTGCGTGCGACGCTCCGGCCCGCCACGCGCGCCCCGGCTGATGTCGTCTGGGAACCGGACCTCGTGAAACGCCATCACATGCCCCTCCGCCCGAGCGAGACCGCGCGCGCGATGTCGGCGGCGACCTGCGTGCGGGACTGCCGGAAGCTCTCTGCGTCACGCGCCATGATGGTGACGTTGACGCCACCGACTGCGCCGTAGCTCTGTGCCTCGCGACGCGACAGCACGCGCTCGCCGCGTTGCAGGATCGCGGGCACCTCGTCGTGGCGAAGCCCGGCCACGCCGCCGGAGTGCATGCGTGGGGCAGCGGCGAAGGCCATGGCCGGGACCATGCGCGAGGGCCCGGCCGATCCGACCATCCCGCCCGCATGCAGGACGTTGGCGAAGATGCCGCCCGCCCCGGAGAACACGCCCGAAAGCGCGTTGGCGATCGGCCCGAGGATGAAGCGCCGGGCGGCCAGCTTCGCGAGGTCGGCGAGCAGCGAGGTGACGAGATCGCGGAAGTTCAGCTTGCCGGTCTTCACGAACTCACCGACGGCGTTCTCTGCCGACTGGAAGGCTCCGACGAGGCTCTGGCCGATGTCGCCGCCGATCTCGCGCGCCTTGCTGGCATAGTCGGAGAGCGCCGCCGTGACGGCCTGCCAGCCGGTGACGGCGGCTTCGGTCGCGGGCTCCGCCGCCGCAGCAGCAGCCCCGGCAGCCGCACCAGCACCCGTCGCGGCGCGTCCGGCATCGCCGAGCGCGGTTTCCAGCCGCTCGGCCGCGCCCGTGGCCTCGGTCAGCGCATCGGCACCGGCTTCGTCGGTGCCGCGCACGGCATCACGCAGGGCATGCCAGCTTTCGAGGGGCGCACGGGCACCCTCAGCCAGATCGCGCGCGGCCCCGCGATAGAGGTTCGCGGACTCGAGCGCCCGGTTCGCCGCCTCAGTCAAGCCGAGATCGGGCGCGGTCAGCGGATTGTCCTCGAAGGCCCGGTCGAACGCCGCCTGCGCAGCCGTGGTCGCCGCCGTCGCCGCGCCCTCGAAGCGGTTCTCGATCTCGCCGAGGTCGAGGTCTGGCACCAGCGAGATGCGCCGCTCCGACCCGAGCGCTTCCAGCCCCTGGTTGATGCCGCCGATGAAGCCGTTGATCCGCGAGACCACCCCGTTCAGCATCGCCTCGACGCCGTCGACCAGGCTGTTGGCCGCCTGGAACGCCAGATCGCCGATGGCGGCGGGCAGCAGACCCCAGATCGCCTTGATCGCCTCGTAGGCGCCCTCGAACGTGTTCGCCGCCGTGTTGCCGAAACCGACGACGCTCTCGATGGCGCTCTGCATTCCGGAGGCGGCGTCCGCCTTCAGGTCGAAGAACATCGCCGTGGCGGCTGCGCCCGCCGCAGCCGCGCCCATCCTGATCCGCTCCCAGACTTCGACCGCGAGGTCCTTCAGGAGCGACATCGCTTCTCCGAAACCGCCCGCGCCGGAGACGAGGCGGGTGAACTGGTAGACGAGCTCACCCGCGCCGACGAGCAGCGCGCCGATGCCGGTCCGGATCAGGGCCCCGCGCAGCAGGACGAGCGCCGTGGCGAGCCCGCGCACCGACAGGGCCGCAGCCGCCATACCCGCGACCCAGCGGCCCGAGAGGAAGGCCGCGAAGGTGGCGGCATAGGTTGTGAGGCGGCCGATGTTGTCGAACAGCCCGCGGATCGCGATGCCGAGCGGCCCGGTGCGGCTGGCGACCGCAGCCATGGCGTTGGCGACGGCTTCCAGCGCAGGCGCTGCGGCGACAGCGAGCTGGTTCGACAGCCCGCGCCAGATCAGACCGAGCCTTGAGATGGCATCGTTCGTCCGCTCGATCTGGTCGGCATCCTGTTCGGAGACGACGACCCCGAAGGCGAGGACGTCCTCGGTCGCCTGGCGCAGCGTCGCCGTGTCGATCCGGCTCATGGCGATGGAGCCTTCCTCGCCGAAGAGCTGCCCCGCGACAGCCGCGCGTTCGGCGACAGGCACGAAGCTCTCGATTGCTGCGTTGATGGCGCCGACGCGCTGATCCAAAGGCAGTGCGATCAGCTCGTTGGCCGAGAGCCCCAGCCGGTCCAGCGCGTCGGCGGCGGGACCGGTCCCGGCGGCCGCCTGGCTGAGACGGCGCGTCAGATCCTTGGTGGCCTGTTCGATGCCGGACATCGACACGCCCGCCAGTTCGCCCGCCCGCTCCAGCGTCTGGATCGAGGCGACCGTGGTGCCGAGCGACTGCGCGAGCTTGGCCTGCGCATCCACAGCCTGCAGGCCGGAGCGGATCATCGCCACGCCCGCGGCGGCGGCAGCTGCCACGGCAGCGGCGGCGGCCACACGCACCCGCCGCGAGAAGGCGGCGAGCCGAGCGTTGGCCGCCTCCATCTCGCGGCTGAGCCGCCCGAAGCCACGGGCACCGGCCTCGCCGACGCCTTCGAGCTCGGCGCGTACCTGCCGCCCGCCGACCGCCGCAAGGCGGACGCTGACGCGTTTTTCAGCCATTGGGGCGTTCCATCTGTTCGTTGAGTTTGGCGACCATCACTGCTTCGATGACGGGCAGCAGTTCGGCCATGACGAGCGGCGGCACGCCGAGCGCGTCGCCGAGCGCCAGCGCCGCCGACATGTCCCAGCCGATCACCGCGCCGGGCAGCACACGCAGCTGCCCGCCGAGCCGGCCGACAAGGTCCCAGACCTGCCAACCCTCCGGCGTTTCCGGACGGTTCAGCCGCGCCGGGCAGTCCGGGCAGGCTTTCGCGCAGGCTTCGCAGTACCGCTCGCCCCCGCCGAAGGACCATTCGGCGAGGGCGCGGAGGCGTTTTTTTCCTGTTCCAGCAGCAGGCCCTTGGAGACGTAGGTCAGCTGAAACGCCTCGAAGATCGGCCAGACATCGAGCAGCGTGTCGATGGCCTCCGGGCTTGGGTCGATGGGGTTGCCGTCGGCGTCGCCGATGCCGTCCCAGCCGAGCACGGCCCGCCGCGCGAGCGCCCTCGCGAAGGCGACGGCGCGTTCCTCGTCCGAGGCTTCTTCCGGAACTGCCTCGACGGCGGGATCGCTCCGGGTCGCCACCATTAGCGCCGTGGTCAGCGGGCGCAGCTGCACCCGGACGCCGGGCGTGAGGTCATGCCAGCGCGGCGCGTTGGTCAGGTCGAGCGTCAGCATTCTCAGTACACCTCGATGTCGTTGATCAGAGTTGCGGTGCACATCCGGCCGACCACGCTGTCGCGGGCGGCCTGCCAGTCGAAGGTGGCCTGCACGCCCTGCGGCCCGGAGATCTCGATCCGGGGGCGCGGCAGGTAGACGGCGTGCACGGTGAAGGTGAAGCTCTCGCCGGATGGCAGGACATAGGCGAATTCCATCTCGCAGGCCTCGCCGTTGATGGCCTGCGTCACCAGTGTCTGATCGGCGAAGCGCACCTCGATCCGGCCGGTCAGCGCCGCGATGGACGGGTCGGCGCCGTCGATGCGCCCGTCCGAGCGGATGGTCTCGATCCGGTCGAGATTGTTGGCATAGGTGATCTCGGCCGAGACCACGTTGCCGAGGGCGGTGCTATTGCGAGTGATCGACCCGTTGAAATGCCCGAAGCGCTTCAGTTCCAGCGTGGCCGGGGTCCCGGCGCTGGTCGTCGTGCCCACCGTCTCGCCCTGCGCCACCAGCCGCGCCGTGGCGGTCAGCAGACCCGATCGCTGCATCTGCCAGGTGATCTGGTCGAGCACGCAGCCGGAATACATCGCGTAGCGCGGCACCTCCGGCATGCCGGTCTCGATCGACATGCTGGGCAGCGTCCAGGACCCGGACTGGAACTCGTGCGTCCACGGGCCAGTGCCCGTGGTCGTGGGTGTCCCGAAGGCTGCCTTCAGCCAGAAGCCGAAGGCCTCGGCGTCGAGCGGGACAATGACATCTCCATCGGCCGTCACCGCGTCCTTGATCGGTGCCAGCGGGTCGCGGCCGTAGCCGAGAAGCTCCGAGTTCAGCAGCGGCTGCTCCGCGCCGAGCGACGTGCTGGCGAACGACACCTTCGTGAAGCCGCTGATTGGCGGCGTGCCATAGACGGTCTCAAACGCAAGCGCCATCTGCGCCCGCGCCCCCTGGGCTCGTGCCATGGTGATCTCCTCGGGTAGTCGGGGTCAGCCGAGCGGGTCGGCCGTGGAATAGTGCAGGACGACCGGGAGTGAGGCGGATCAGACGACAGTCCAGTGGACTGTTGTCCCGCCGAACGCGGCCTTCAGGCTGGCCGCGCGGTCACCTCAGCGGATCGGCTGTTGAATAGTGCAAGACGACCGGAATGATCGCCGCCTTCAGGCTCGCCGCGCCCTCGACCGGCAGATCGACGGGCCGTGGCGCTTCCGCCTCGAGCCAGTCGCAGAGCCCGCCCAGCGTCCGGTCGGCGGCGAGTGTCGCGCCGATGCTGGCGGTCAGCGTGTCGAAGGCCGCGTCACGGTCGCCGCCCTGCACGACAGCCTCGATCTCGGCGCGGTGCTGATAGTGGTAGGCGAGCGGTGACAGCGTCACTTCAGGCTGGCCCGGCTCCCCGTCCCGAAGGATCAGAAGACCCTCCGCCGGCACGCGCTCGGGCAGCACCTCGCCGCGCAGCGCGGTCGCTGGCAGCGTCGAGAGCCGCGCGTGCAGCGCGGCGAGGATGGATTCGCGGATGGTTGCCATCAGGCGTTTCCCGAAAGACACTGGGGTTGGTGCGGTTTTCTGGGAGTAGGGTTGTCGCTCTCCGCCCAACAACTGTGTTTTGTTGCCGAGGGAAAGGATAGATGGCGTTAGGACGACTTTGGGCCGGCCGAGCCTACGGCACAAACACTGGCAACCTGTTTGCCAAACTGGACGGCGATGATGATGCACTGAACGGCACGCTTCATCTCAACGAGCCGGGCGTCGGCGTGGTAGTCTACGCGGTTCAAGGTTCCTTTGACGGAAATCAGCTCACACTAACTGGCCAGCCGCAGACGCAGATCGAGGGAATTGCGTTTGGTCAACTCACCGCGACGGCAAGCCTGGGCGCGAGGGGAGATCTCACCGGCGAGTGGGCAACCAATATCGGCTCTGCCGGAACCTTCATCCTATTCCCGCACGACCAAACCCAAGCCGTCGAAGCCGATCCCAGCAAGCTGCCAGATCAACTCCACACCGTCCGACACCATTTCCAGGCAATAGAGGTGGACCGCCAGCAGATTACTGCCATAGCCGACGAGATTCAGCGTGAATTCAGGAACGCTCAGGTAGTCGTCACTGTAACGGCGGACACGGAGCAATCCCGGTTCCTATCCGATTTCAAAACGCTCAACTTCAGCGCAGACCGGGCTGCCGTGATAAAGCTATATGTCAGGGAGCCCGAAGGCAGTGGCTTAGACAGGATCGCCTTGGTTGAATTTGGCCCCCAGGTCAACATGGCTATGACACAAGGCGGCGATGAGGCTTGGGTGTTTGGTATGCTCGAAAAGCTGAAGCGTAGCATCCGGCCACTGGAGCGGAGCTATACGACGAACTTCAAGAGGCTGGGCTTCGGAATCAATCAACTCCTTATAGTCGGCGCGATTATTTTCCTGCCCGATCTTGGCAGCCTCCGGGATCGAGCGACCCTTATGGCCGTCGTCCTTGCGCTTGCTTTCGCGGTCAACTGGCTGCATGGCCGGTACCTTCCGTTCGCAGCGATCTATCTCAGGAAGAAACCCACGGGCCTTTTTGCGAGGATGGCCCCGACCGCTGCCTCGTGGCTCATCGCAGCTACTGCGAGTATCGTGGCTGCATTAGTGGCCGCGTATCTCCAAGGCTGGCTGGCAATCCCCTCTGCGAGATAGTGGACCGGGGATCGTGCGCTACAGCCAACGTCTTACCTCCACCCAGCTCGCCACGATCAACCGCGGCACGCTGTCGTGCGCACGCGCGGCGGCCCGGTCCAGATCGAGCCGCTTCGGCAGCTTGACCTGCGGGACCAGCAGGAAGATCGGCGCTGTGACCTGGTTGCGGCCTGTCTTGGAGCGCGACGCCACCGCCTGACCGCGGGTGCTGATGCGGGCGCGGTCGGCGACGAGCAGGCTCGGCCCCGTGCGGCGATAGACGAACCGCAGGCGCAGGCCGCGCCGTCGCTCCCATTCGCCGGGCGTGATCTTGCCGCCGCGCAGGCCTCGCCCGGCGGCCTCGGTCGGGATCGCCAGCCAGAAGCCGTCCTTCGAACGGATCAGAGGACCGGTGTCGTGGGCTCCGACGATGACCGGGGCCTTTGACCAGACCAGCGCCGCGGCGTTCAGGCTCTCGCCGGCCTTCGGATAGGTCTGGCTCCGGATCGAGTTGGCGAGCCGCCCGCCGAGCCCCGCGCCGGTGATCTGGCCGCGCCAGGCGGTCTTGAGCCCGGTCCCGGCCTCGCGCATGGCAGCGGTGACGGCCTTCTCGCCCGCCTTCACCTCGGCGGCCATGGCGGCGACGAGGTCCGGCGTGATGTCGAGCCTCAGCTTCATGTCGGCCTCAGATCCACGGTCCAGACGAGCCGTTCGCGGTCGCGCACGGGCTCGCCCTGGACGAGGAACGCTTCGCCGTCGATCTCGATGCGGTCGCCCGGACGTGGCGTGGACACTTCGGTGAGGCGCAGATCCAGCCGAGTGGTCTCCGACCAGATGCGCGCCTCGCCGAAGCCGGTGACGTCGTCCGGACGGCGCAGGATCGCGCGGACCAGCGACGGCGCGCCGCCCTCGGCGGTGTAGACGACGTCGCGCGCCAGATGCGCGTCGGCGAAGAGCGCGTCGAGGGCAATGGCGAAGGCGGTCATCAGGTCCGCCTGGCCTGTCGCAGCACCTGCGGTCGGGTGCAGATCGGCAGCGGGTTGCTCTCGATCTCGAGCCGTACCCATTCGTCGCGGTCCCGGTCGGGAATGGTGCGGGCATAGAGCGGCTGGCCGAGGGTGTTGACGGTCTCGAAGGTGTCGGCGGGGGCGTAGTAGATCTCGAACAGCCCCTCGATACCTTCGGGATAGAAGAACGCCTTGTCGGTCGGCACGGTGAAGCCGACGCCGCCGCGATAACGGCGGAAGGTGATCCCCCCGAAGCTGACCTCATCAGCGACGCGACCGCGCAGGTCGGCCGCGGCGGCGGTGTTGAGATAGGTCTCGCGCACCTCCTTGTGGGCCACGAGATCGGCGAAGAAGGCCGAGCCGCATTCCGCGCGGATCTGCACGGCGCCGGCCGAGAGCCCGCCCATCGAATCCTCGACGCTCTCGATGAGCGCCTGGCAGCGCTTTCGCAGTGCTCCCGAGGCCGGGCTCGCATTGTCGAGGTCGAAGTCGATCTCGGCCGCCGGCGTGATGCCGAACTCTGTGAAGTAGTTGACGACCGTGGCGTGGTCCTTCGGGTCCTTCACCAGCCCCTGGATGCCGTTCAGGAGGTGATACTCGAAGGTCGTCTCCGCGTCCTGGCGGAGCTTGCGCAGCCTGTACGCCACCTCGGTCTGGACCTGCTGGGTGGCGCTCTCCGAGCCGAAGTCGCGGACGGACTGGATCTCGGAGGCCCAGAGCACGTCCTGCTTCTTGAACTGGCGGCAGACGAAGGCGCGCATCTCGCGGCGATCAGGAACCTGCTGCTCGTAGGCCGAGCCGCGCTCCGAGAACGGGATCAGCGACAGCGTGCCGTCGCGGCTCTCGATCACGACGGTGCGGGCGCGCACGCCGCGCGGGCTGAAGAGGTTCGAACCCGAGAGCAGCGCCGGCTTGTAGGGGATGTTCTCGAGCGCACGGGTGAGCTCGACGATGGTGAAGGCATCGCCTTCGAAGATGTCCATGGTGGCCATGAGGATGCCTCCTGTCTGGAGCGCGCCCAGCAAAAGTGGACGCCGGTTTTGCGTCCGGGCGCGCGTGAATAAGGGAATTGGATCAGCGGACGAGGATGCCCGCGGCGAGGAGCGCCGTGTGGGCGGCCGCGATCTCGCCCTCGCTCGGCGTGCCGGCAAAGACGAGGTCGTGGCGGTTGACGATGGCGGGGCCGCGGACGACCGCGACGGCGGCCGCATCGCCCGCGCTCGCGTCGGCCTTGCCCCAGAGCACGGCGACGGCGGTCTCGGTGCCGTCGACGGCGGCCGGGTCGTGGGCGGCGTACTTGCCCGAGGCGGTGATCTTGCCGAGCACCGTGCCGGGCGCGAGCGTGCCCGCCGCGACGGTGATCGTCTCGCGGGTGTAGTCGCGGAAGGCTTCCCAGACGAGGAAGCCGCCGGGGTGCGTGCCTTCGGTGAGCGTGGTCATGGTGTCATCCTTTCAGCTTGAAGGTGCGGGCGACGATCTCGCCCCAGGGGCGCGCGGCCGAGGAGCGGCCGGGCTGCGGGTGATGGGGCGCGATCTCGGGCTCGGCCTCGGCCTTTGCGGCGAGCAGCGCGGCGCGCACCTCGGCGAGGCTGGCGTCCTCTTCGAGGAACTTGCCGGCCATCTGCGGCTGGCCCGCAAGGCGGCAGAGATCGATCACGGCCCGAGCATGCCCGATGGCTGCCGCGCGGATCGCGGCGGGGTCCGGCGGCGCACCGCTGGGCGGTGGCGTTACGGCCGGAGGCTGAGCGGTGGCGGCGGAGGCGGCCTGCTCGTCTTCGGCATCAGAAAGCTGATCTCCTTCGGCGGCCTCGTCGGTGTCTTCGTCCGCTTCGATCTCACCGCCGTCGCTTTCGTCGTCGGGCTCCGGCTCGCCTTCGACCGGCTCGGCCAACCCCGGCGGCGCGTTCCGGAAGCGCCCGATGTCGAAGTTCGCGGCGATCCGGACGGGCTCGACCAGCCGGTCGGCGAAGCCCTGCGCCACCGCGTCCGACGCGTCGAACCAGGTCTCGGCGGACATGAGTGCGGACACTTCCTCCGGTGTCCGGCCGGATTTCGTCGCGTAGCCGGAGACGAGGCTGCCCTTCACCTTGTCGAGCGCCTCGGCCATGGCGCGCATGTCCTCGGCCGTGCCCATCACGAGGCCGGCTGGATCGTGGATCATCAGGAAAGCGTTCTCGGGCATGACGATCTCGTCGCCCGCCATGGCGATGTAGGAGGCGGCCGAGGCGGCGATGCCGTCGATCCAGACCGTGACCGGGCCCTCGTGCCGCTTGAGTGCGTTGTGGATCGCGACCGCGTCGAAGACCGACCCGCCGGGACTGTTGAGCCGCAGATCGACGGGCGTGCCCTCGGGCAACGCGCCCAGTTCGGCGAGGAACCCCTTCGCCGAGACGCCGTAGGCGCCGATCTCGTCATAGATCGCCACTTCCGCACCGGTCCCCCGGGCCCGGATCGCATACCAGCTTGCCATGTTGTCACTCCTGTTCGGTGGCCGGATCGGTCGTCGCCGCGCCCTCGTCCCTGTCGTTGCCGGCGCCGTCGCCGGGCTCGGCCCGCGTTGCCGGCGTCGCACGAGCGCCCTGCGTCTCGCCCGGGCTCGTGCGGTAGCGCAGGCCGAGCCCCGTCGCGCGCGCGGCATCGGCGGCGTTCTCGCGATCCACTTCCTCGATGTCGTAGCCGGTGGCCTCGACCACCTTGCGCCGCGAGGTGATGCCGGCCTCCATCGCCAGGACCTGCGCCTGGATGTCCTTCAGCGGATCGACCCAGTCCCAGCGCGGCGGGATCCACTGCACCGGCCGCACCACCGCGGGATCGGCGTCGAGCGCGCCCGACAGCACCGCCGTCTCCAGCCAGCGCAGCCAGACCGCGCGGCAGAGCTGGTGGACGATCACGCCATGCTGCAGCTGGCCGATGCGGCGACGGAACTCCACGAGTTCGGCCCTGAGGCTGGAGTAATTCGCCTGACGGACATCGCCGGTGACGAGGTGATAGGGCAGCCCCAGCGAGGCCGCGACCGAGAGCAGCGTCCGGTACTGGAACGCCTCGTAGCTGCTGCCGACATCCGCCGGCGACGAGAACTTCACGTCCTCGCCCGGCAGCAACACCTGCATCGTGCCGGGTTCGAGGCTCGCGATGGCCGCGCCGTCGAGATCCGCTTCGGCCTCGCCCATCATCGGCTCTTCCGGCGCGGTCTTGGTGATGAAGCCCGCGAACATCGCCGCGGTCTTCTTCCGGTCGAGCTCGGCGTCGTCGTACTGGTCCAGCAGGAACAGCCGCACCATCGCGGGCGCGATATGCGGCAGCCCCCGGATCTGGCCGGCATCGATGGGCCGGTAGACGTGCAGCACGTCGGCCGCCGGCACGCGCACCGTCTCCGGGATCACCGCTCCCTGGTCGGTGCTGTCGCCCGGGTGGCGGCGGCGGAAGTGGTAGGCCACGCGCCGGCCGATCGCATCGAACTCGATCCCGCAGCGGATGCGGTTGCCGTTGGCCGCCGTCTCGGTCTTCTCGAAGGGCAGCATTTCCGACTGGAGAAGCTGCAGTTGGAACGGGACCAGCAGCCCGTCCTCGGCGCGTCTTGGGCGCAGCCGGACGAAGCACTCGCCGGCCACGAACATCTCCCGCGCGACCATGGCCTGCAGACCGTAGAAGTCCGTCAGACCGTCCGCATCGGCCTCGTCGGTCCAGGCGAGCCAGAGCCGCTGGACCCGGTCGCGCAGATCGGCGTCTCCGATGAGCGACGAGGGCTTGATGCCATCGCCGACGAGGTTGGCGGCGAAGGCCTCACAGGCATTGGCGGCATAGCCGTTCGTCACCACCAGCTCGCGGGACCGCGCCAGGAGCCGCGGGCCGCCCGAGGCGACCAGCGCATTGATGTTCTCGAGCGGCGGGTTCCAGCCCCGCAGCCGGCGTTTCGCCATGGCGCCTTCGAGACGGGCGCGCACGGCAGCGGGGCCGCCGGTGGAGCGGCGGCGGAAACGGTCGAAGAGGCGCATGCTTCAGAGGCCCTTCGCTGTCGTCACGCGCACATGTCGGACGATCCGACGCCCCTCGGCGGTCGCGATCTCGCGGTCGAGCGCCTCGATGGCCCGGTCGATCTCGGCCACGCTCCGATAGTCCACGGTCTTGCCTTCATAGCTGACCCGCGCCACGCCAGAGGACCGCTGCGCGGCCAGCGCGTCGCGGCGGGCGCGGAGCTCTGCGGCCGTGGCCATTGGGTCACCTCATGTAGCTCGAGCGCACCGTGCGCCGGCGCGGCGTCGTTCGGGTCGTGACGGACGGCGCCGCTGCCGCGCCGGCCTCGGATCCTTCCGGCTTCGCCACACCGAGCTGCGCTTCCAGATCGGCCCATCGCGCCTCGGGCCAGCGATCGGCACCGGCAATCCACGCCGCCGCGCGGGCATAGACCCGGCAGTCCAGCGCCTCGTTGCGCTCGCGCAGCTTCTGCCATTCGAGCCGCGCGAAGCCGCGTTTCGTCCGCACGGTCACCAGCTGCTCGGCGGTCAGCTGCTTCAGCCATTCGCCGTCCGCCCAGTCCGGCAGGTGGATCGTGCCGGGCGGACACAGCGCGCCCGCCGCCTGTTCCTCCCTCGTCGGCCGGTCCTGCCGCAGGAAGCGATAGGTCTCGGCCTTGAAGGTCGAGGTCGCCACGGTCCAGAGCCGGGCGCCGCGCCGGAGCCGCTTGCCCGCGATAGTCGCGTCGACATAGGTCGGCCCGGTCACTGGGCTTGTCCGGGTGAACCCCTCGACGCCCTTCACCGGCGCCACCTGCGCGAACCCCACCTGGCGCGACCAGGCATAGACCGCGCTGGTCTCGTAGCCCGTGTCGATCGCGAGCCGGGCGAGCGTCATCCGCTGACCCGAAGCATGCGTCCAGGTCCGCCCGAGCAACTCCGTCAGCTGCTGCCAGCAGGCCGGATCGCCGGGGCCGCCCTCGAGCACGAGGTGATCGACAAGCCAGCTTTCCAGCCCGCGGCCCCAGCCCCAGACGTCGACCTCGATCCGGTCCTTCTGCACGTCGGCGCCCGCGGTCAGGAACAGACCGCGATCGGGCACCGTGCCTGGGGACCATGCCTCGCGCCGGTCCGCCAGCCGCTGCCAGTCGGGCGCCTCGCCGGTCTCCATCCACGTCTCGCCGAGGATGGTGTTCCGGAACGCCCGCATCGCCTCGTCGCTGCCCCGTGCCGCTTCATGCGCTCGCGCGATCCGCTGCCAGCTGAGCCAGCCCACCGGCGAATAGAGCGCCGAGAGGTGGTAGCCGACCGTGGTCGGATCGGCGGCGGTGGCGGTCGCGCGCCACTCGCCGCGCTCGAGCATCCTCGTCTTGTGATGCTCCGCGAGGGGCCGTTCGCAGCCCTCGCAGAGATACTCCGCCGTCTCCGGGCGCCCCTTCTCCCAGCGCAGCCGGTCGAACTTCAGCCACTGCATCGCCTCGCAATGCGGGCACGGCACGAAGTAGCGCCGCTGGTCGGAGGCCTCGAACTCCCGCTCGATCCGGGAGAGCCCCCGGATCGTAGGCGTCGAGACCAGGAAGACCTTTCGCCGATGGGCGAAGGTCAACGACCGGGCCTCGGCCAGCGTGACCGGGTCGCCTTCCTCGTCGGCCGAGGCCGGATAGGCGTCGACCTCGTCGAGGAAGATGTACCGCGCCGGAGTGGACCGCAGTCCGACCGCCGAGTTCGCGCCCGTCATGATCAGGATGCCGCCTGCGAACTCCTTCGACAGCATCGTGTTGCCCGCATCCCGCGAGCGGGCGGGCTTCACCCGCTCCCGCAGGTCCGGGCTCTCGTCGATCAGCGGATCTATCCGCTGGCGCGAGTTGCGCTTGGCCAGCTCCACGGTCGGCTGGACCGCGAGCATCGGCCCCGGGGCCTGGTGGATCACGAAGCCGATCCAGTTGTTGCCGGCCTCGGTGTTGTGCGTCGGGATCCAGCCCTTCCCGCAGAGAAACAGGTGGCTCGGAGAGTCGACCTCGATGCAGCGCACCGGCACGCTCGGCGCCGGCCGGATCGCGACGATCCGCCGGCGGCGGCTCCGCCACGGCCGCCCGGTCTCGACCGGGCGCATCCGGGCCCGCTTGCGCGAGAGCCGGAACATCGGCTCCTCGGCATAGGCCGTCCAGGACACGCGCCAGTATTCGGCCGACATCGTCGCGCGGCCGCCCGGCCCGAACACCTTGCGGCGGCTGCCCATCCGATAGATCGCGGGCTTGTATCCCAGGCCGCGGAGCAGTTCGACCATCGCATCGACGAGGCCCCGGTCGGCATTCGAGAATTCGCAACGCTTGCCGTCCGGCGTGATCGTGCCGTCGGAGTCCATCAGCCCGCGCACGAGCTCGAGCCGCTGGGCCCGGCTCGCCCGCATGTAGGCGAGCGGCACGTGCTTGTTGTCGAGCACGTCCAGCTGCCTCAGCCGCGTCACGAAATGCGACCGGAAGCAGTCCGAGAGCGACGCGCCGTCCGCGCGCCGCATCCGGAAGGTCGGATCGATCACGACGTTGGCGAGCCTGCCCTTGCGCCACTTCGGCAGTCGGAACTCGGCCTCGACGCCGCAGGCCCGCAAGTGCTCGACGATCTCGGCGTCCTCCTCATGCGCCGAGATGTGGTTCATGATCGACGAGCCGTCCCCGAGCCAGAGGCCGAGCACGTACGGGTGCAGGATCAGGTCCTGGTCCGGCATGTCGACCGCGTCGCAGCAGTCGATGGCATAGCGCCGGCGCTTGCCCTTCGCGCCGATGGTCACGCGCCCGGCCATCTCCGCCGTGGTCAGCGTGCGCGCGGCGGGCCTGCCGTTCGTGAAGTCCCACACCGCCCAGCGATGATCGCCGTCCGCGACGATCCGCTCGCCATCGTCGAATTCGACCGCGAAGCAGGCGCGTTTCTCGAACACCGGCGACAGGCCGGTGACCTGACAGATGCGTCCGCACTCGTCGTAGAGCAGATCGCCCTCGGCGATCTCGCCCATGGTCGTCCAGCCGAAGGGCGTGGGCACCGCGGTGTCGAGCGCGAGCGGCGCGCCCACCTGCGCCGCCTTCATGAACACGACTCGCTGGGCCGGATCGCCCGGGCTGAGCCGGTCCATGATTTCGCGCATGTAGGGCGTGCGCGCGCTCCGGTACCGCCCCGGCTCCGCCGAGGCGCGCGAGCCCAGCCGCCGGTGCCGATCCGCCCACTGCGAGACCGTCAGGTCCGGATCGGGACGGATGCCGCTGCGCCACGCCCGAAGAAGTCCCTCCGCCCCGTCGAAGTCGAACAGACCCTCATCCGAGCCTCGGCCGGATCTCCGCGAGGCTGTCGAGTTGGGCGCGGACATGGGTTTCGAGCAGTCTCTGGATCAGCGCGGCAGTCACCGCCGGTTCTGGGGCGCCGTTGTCGGCAGTCTCCGGGTGCTCGAGCGTCGCGGTCAGTTCCGACGCCATCTGTGCGGCCACCCGCGCCGGCCAGGTTACCCATGCGTCGCGTTCGTCACGCGCGAGCCGGAACATCAGCGTCTCCGCCCGCGCGCGGTCGATCAACTCGCCCTTCAGCTTCTGAAGCCGGAGGCGCCGTTCCTGCGCCTTCAGCACCTCGTTCGCGGTCTTCGCCTTCATGAAGGTCGCGCCTTCGCCGACCTCCGGCACTGATACCCCGTGCTCCCGAAGGGTCTCGCCAACGGCCGCGACGGCCGCCGCAGGCACCGGCTTCATACCGGCGGGGCGAGCCGCAGCCTTTGGTCGGCTCTTGGACGGGTCGGTCGTCTCTGCCCGTCGCCGGTCCGACGCGTCCGAGTCGATGCTGCCATCGGGGAAAAGGACCAGACGCCCCGCCTTCTTCGCTTTCTGGATCGCCCCGCGCGAGAGCCCGACGCGCTCGGCGTACTGGCGCTCGCTCAGCCCCTGCATCCGGAACTCCGATTATCATTTGTGATCAGGCGCTTATTGAGTTGATAAGCCCCTCAGAGCGAGCGAACGTCCCATCGACGACGCGATGCAACTCGATCCGGAGCCGCCACGATGACCCGCCCGAACCCGATCACCACGCCCCGCCACGAACTGCGCGCCGAGAAGGCGCAGCGGAACCGAGAGGCGGCGCTCGGCGCCTTCATCGCGAAGAAGGCCGAGATCGACGCGATGCTCGCCCGGCTGCAGGCGCTCAGCGACGATCACTTCGACGGCCACCCCGACGAGATCGACTGGGGGCATGTCGGCACCCTCGAGCATTACGCCAGCCTCCTGAAGCGGATCACCGACAGCGCCTTCGGCGAGGGCGAACACGCCGAGTAACCGATCG